TTTAACAGCAGTTACAGCTACAGGCACAATAGACTCTGTTGGAGTTGCTGTAGATACAAATACATTAACTAGTGTAACAGCAACAGGTGCTATCGCTGGGCTAACACTTAACATAACAGAAGTTATGCAAGCTGTTACAGCGACAGGTGCTATAGGAACAGTAGAAGCACAAACATCAGAAGCTACAGAAAGTGCTACAGCTTCTATTGTTGTTGCTTCGTTAAATCAAGTTAAAGTATCAGAAAAACTGCAAGCAGTTACAGCATCAGGTGCGATAAATACTTTAACACAAGTTAAAACAAGTGCAGGGCTAGATACTGTTGAAGCACAAGGAGCAATAGCTTCAGTAGGTGTGGCAGTTGACTCGCCAACACTAACTACGATACTAAGTTCGTTTACTGTTGCAAGCATAGCCCCTGATATAACTGAAGTAACAGGTAGTGTATCAGCAACAGGAGTCATAGGAACAACATCTGCAACAGGTGTACAGTTTGACTTTGAGGCTGTCAAAGAATTATACGATAGATTTAGAACAGTTTATGTAGAAGGATTTACACAAACATCTTCAGAAAGAACTGTGTATGTTCCTACAGAATTAAGAAAAATTTATGTAGAAGGATTTTCTACATCAGCAGAGAGAAGAGCAAGAGTCTCAAAAGCCGCATAGGAGATATAGATGTCATTTCGTTGGCCTGTTAAAGACCCAGATGAAACATTAGATTACAGTGTAGATTGGTCTAGGTTTTTAGGCACAAATACAATATCATCTGTTGTGTGGTCTGTTGAAACATCTGAACGCACTAAAACAACTTTAGCTGCAGGACAAACTTTAACTACAGCATCAAGCAGTGCAGTAACAGATAGCATACAAAATGTATCTCAAACTAATACTAATACTGTTGCTACAATAAATATAGCAGGTGGTGTACTAAATAGAGAATATACTTTTACTTGTCAGGTTACAGATAATACATCTAGTGTAGCAGAACGTACCATAAAACTTGTGATAAGAGAGAAATAATGGCATATGATTTTTTAGAACTTGTGAATGAAATCAATAGAAGACTAAACGAAGTTGAATTAACAACAAGTAATTTTGCAGCGGCTAAAGGTTTTTATGCTCATGCTAAAGATGCAGTTAATGCTTCTATTAGATATATGAACCAAGCAGAATATAATTGGCCTTACAATCACGTTGAACAAGAAGATACATTAAGTGTTGGTGTAAGTCGGTATGCGTTTCCGCATGATGCAAAAGTAATGGACTTTGGTAGTTTTAGAATAAAAGAAAATACTACACTAGGTAATGATACAGAAAAATTAGGAACAATTGCGTATGAAGAATATTTAAATAAATTTGTAGAACAAGAATATACATCTGATACATCACTACGTGGAGTGCCTCTATCTGTAATTCATGCACCGTCTTTAGAGTACATACTTACTCCTGCTCCTGACAAAGCATATACAGTCGTGTATGAATACTATCGTATTCCTGTAGATTTATCTTTACATGATGATGTGCCAGTAATACCAGAAAGATTTAAACATATTATTGTAGATGGTGCTATGCACTATGCATATTTATTTAGAGGTAATACTCAAGACTCTGTTGTAATGAAAGAACGATTTGAAGAAGGCATTAAGAATATGCGTTCTATGTTAATTAATCGTTATCACTATGTACGTTCAGGTATGATTGTACGTTCTTCAGGAACAACATCTTTAGGAGATGCAAGAGCAACTGCTGGTGCGGCATTTTACTAATCAGTATAGGTAAATTATAAATGGCTGACAGATGGCAAACTTATTCATTAGAATATATGGGTGGTTTAATTACAAATTTATCACCTTATCAACACGGCATTAAAGCACCCGGGTCTGCTCGTATATTACGTAACTTTGAACCATCTGTGTTTGGTGGTTATCGTAGAGTAGAGGGATATGTAAAGTTAGGTGGTGATAGTACAAATATACCTGTAGTTCCTAACTCTGGTTTAATTAGAGGTGTATTAAAGTTTGGTACTAACTTTCTTGCTTTTAGAGGTAATGATTTATTTTTATGTGATGGACAAGCATCTACAAGTTCGTGGACATCTGTAACAGATAATGCATCTTTTAGCAGTGCAGGAGTTACGATAGGTGGTTCAGGAAAGGTACGTTTTTTAAAATATAACTTTGACGGAACAGAAAAACTATTTATAGTAGACGGTACAGGAAAGCCATTTAGATTCACAGGAAGTGCATTTGCACAATTAAGTTCACTACCTACTGATACATCTGGTGCTAGTCACGTTGTAAATTTTAAGGGGCATATATTTTTAGCAAACGGAACTAAACTTGTTTATTCTGCACCTGAAGATGAAACTGATTTTTCTGTAGCAAATGGTGGTGGTGTTTTTAATATTGGGGATACCATAACAGGATTAACTGTTTTCCGTGAGCAATTAATTATTTTTACTAGAAACACTATAAGTGTTCTTCAAGGTACTAGTACACTAGATTTTGTATTACAACCTGTTTCAAGAAGTTTAGGATGCGTATCAGAAGATACCATACAAGAGATAGGTGGAGACATTATATTCTTAGGACCTGATGGATTAAGACTATTTAGTGCTACAGATAAAATTGGAGACTTTGGACTCGCTGTTATATCAAAACCAATACAAACAGAAATGTTAGATTTAACTTCTTCTAGTCCAAATGGTTTTTCTAGTATTGTAATAAGAGAAAAAAGTCAGTATAGAATATTTGGATTTAATACATCAACTCAAGATAATGCAGCAAAAGGTATTGCAGGAACACAACTAGAAGACGGTATTAAATGGAATGACCTTAGAGGTTTTAATGCTCATGTCGCATTTAGTGAATATGATTTTGGTGCAACAGGTGCTTCAGAAGTAATTCTGTTTGGTAATGCAACAGGTTTTGTATATCAAATGGAACAAGGTAATACACAAGATGGCGCACATATTAATGCTACTTTTGCCACACCTTTTATACCGTTACAAGACTCAGAGGTAAGAAAAACAATATATAAAGGAACTACATATTTAGATGTTAATGGTTCGTTTGATTTAGAATATTCTTTAAAGTTTGACTTTGACCAACCAGATGGTGTTCAACCTGACTCTACTTTAACCACAGATTCTGCCGCTTCTGTAACGTATGGTGAAGGTATATATGGAACATCTTTGTTTGGTAATAAACAAAAAGCAATATATGAAGTTCAAACAGTAGGTTCAGGATTTACTGTATCATTGCTTTATGAAACAACAGGTTCAGGAACAGATGCAGTGTTCTCAATAGATTCAGCAACGCTAGAGTATGCAGTAAACGATAGGAGATAAGTATGGGTACAGGTTACACTCGTAATGATACTGGCAATAACATAGCAGATGGTAACGTAATTAATGCATCTGATTTAGATGGAGAGTTTGATGCCGTTGTTGCCGCATTTAATGGTAGTTCAGGTCACAGTCACGATGGCTCATCAGGTGAAGGACCTCCTATTGCCGCAGCTGGTATAGCAAATAATGCTGTTGAACTAGGAACTAAAACAACAGGTAACTATGTAGCAACTATAACTGGCGGTACAGGTATAGCGTCTACTGGTGCTACGTCTGGCGAAACCATAGCCCATACATTATCTGTAGACTTATCTGAACTTACAGATATGACACAAGATATGGTTGGAACAGATGAGTTTATTGTCCTTGATAATGGAGCAGACAGACGCAAAGCGGCTAACGAAATACCACTAAGTATCTTTGACAACGACAGTGGTTTTACAACTACATCTGGTACAGTTACTAGCGTAGCACTAACTGCTGGTAATTTAATAGATGTCTCTGGAAGTACTATAACTTCTTCAGGTACATTTACAGTTAATGTAGATTTATCTGAGTTGACTGATATGACTCAGACAATTGTAACAGGTGATGAGTTTGTTGTTCTTGATGATGGAGCGCAAAAGAGAAAAGCCGCAAGTGAAATACCATTAAGTATCTTTAACAACGATAGTGGCTTTACAACTAATACAGGTGACATTACAGGTGTTACAGCAGGAACAGGTTTATCAGGTGGTGGTTCTTCAGGCGGTGTTACACTAGCATTAGATTTTTCTGAACTAACTGATATGACAGGAGATATTTCTGGAAGCACAGAATTTATCTTACAAGATGGTACAACTGAATCACGTAAAGCTGCTAGTGAAATTAAACTGTCAAACTTTAATAACGATAGCGGTTTTACAACCACATCAGGAACAGTAACTAGTGTCGCTTTATCTGCTGGTGATTTAATTGACATCTCTGGTAGTACAATAACATCTTCTGGAACTTTTACTGTCAATGTAGATTTGTCTGAACTAACAGACATGACACAAACTATAACTAACTCAGATGAATTTGTAGTTTTAGATGGTAGTGTTCAGAAAAGAAAACAAGCTAGTGAGATACCTATTAGTATCTTTAATAACGATAGCGGTTTTATTACAAGTTCATCAACATCACTGCCTATTGAAAACTCTAGTAATGCTACACAGTTTACATCAACTAACTCTACAGGGTTACAGTTTGCCGCTGGTGGTTCAGCTAGTGTAGCTTTTGATGCTACAAATAAACGAGTAACATACACAGTTACTGAATCAGACCCTGCGGCTTTGGCTTTTGCTATAGCATTAGGTTAAATATCGCTTGACAAATCATTCAAAGTATGATATAATTATACACAGTTAGGAGTAATTAAAATGGCAAATGCTTTCTTATCAGAGACAGATAAAGAAATAGGCACTAGCACAGCTACCGTTTTTACTTGTGGCTCATCTACTGAATCTACTATAATTGGTTTAAGTGTTGCAAATAGAGTAACATCACAGATACTTGTGGATGTTGAACTAGATGCTTCAAGTAGAACTAGTGGTTCAGAGGATAAAGTGTTTCTTGTAAAAGATGCACCCGTTCCTGTAGGTGGTGCATTAGTAGTAATTGGTGGCGACCAAAAAGTAGTGCTTGAACCGGGTGATGCAATTAAAGTAACATCCGATACAGCTTCATCTGCTGATGTTGTTCTTAGTCATCTTGATATTACATAAGGATATATAATATGCCTTACATTGGTGGAACACCCACAGCAAACTTTGTAGATGTACCTACAGTAGAACGATTTAATGGTAATAATTCTACTACGTCTTTTACTTTATCTCGCACAGTAGGTGCAGATGAAGATATACTTGTTTCTGTAGATGGTGTTATTCAGGACACAAATAAGTATAGTGTATCAGG